GTGTGGGTTGCCGCTCGTAGGCCGCGTCCCGCTATTGGGATATGTCTACCATAAGGGAGATTAGCGACCGGCTCCCCCAGGATTTATATATACCTGGACCCCACCCTTCCCCCCTTTTCTCCCTCTCTTCCGGGACCGACCCGCTGACCTTTCCACTATACCCATCGCTTGACCTATATGGCCACTAAACCAAGGCGACTTTTCTACCCACCGTTACGCTTTGTTCCAATCTCACTATGACAAACGAGGTTGAAAAATCTCGTCATCTTTCAGTATGGTATGCCCTGCCGTAACCATAGAGATCTAAAATGCTTGGGGGAACTTTGGGTGTGATTCCCACTGTTTAACTGGCCAGTTTGATTGCGGCATTCCCGCAGTTATTCATGGTTGGGGCCTTATGTGGTTATGCCGCCGTGAAAACATGGGGCTGGTCTCGACTCGCCAACGTTCCAAGTGTGTGCTGACTCTTGGATCACACCGTTAACACCTTTCTTTTCTACTTCACCAACCACGCATTTGTTGCGACTTGTTACCGCAACTACAGTTGATTCGCTGCTGATCCCTACATCATTTAATCACAGCCTTGTTGACCGTCCCGTAAGGAGGGTTAACCCATCGCGTGGGACTTCATGCCGGAACCATAGCACGTGGAACCGACGATTCAGGTTAAAGACGATCTTGGCCATTCCCCACCACCGACTTTCATGGGGTTTACCTGATGTAATCGCCAGAAGTAATTGGAGGACGTGGGCAGCTCATCACACCATCATGTCTTCCCACAACCTTAAAACAATCTTGCCCTGCGCAATGGGGGCCCTTTTTGCAACTGTGAGAAGCCATGATAGTGTGGGAAGTTTTGCCCTTAAGCGGGGCGGTTGGACTCACAACCCAACCCACGTTAACCGCTTTATATTATATGATAGGATACCCCCATATAAGGAAGACAGGCGACCGGCCTCCCCAGGATTTATATATACCTGGTCCCCACCCCCCCCCCGATATTATATCTGCCCATGGAATTATTGGAGTGATAGTCGTGGTTCGCATGGTGAGATTTGTGAAGATGGTTGGATTGATAGGCCTAATGACATGAGAGTGTCGTTCGTTGCGCGTGGTGCTTCAGCTTTCAATCTGTTCGCTACTGGAATTGCCCAAAATCCAACAATTGATCGTGTAAATTTTGTACAGTTGTGTGCGCGGTTCACTGATGGGCGTCGGATTCTCGCAACGTCCTTCTATGGCAGAAATGGCTTGGCCACTCTGTCGCAGTTGTTGGTGGCGTATTCCAATTTGGTTGTTTATGTCCACAATGTTGAGGTGACTGAATTTGTCTTTGCTAATCATGCCAGCTTTGTTGCTGGAGATCGGTCTCTTGAGTCCGTGCCGAGTGTTGTTGATGGCCATGGTTCCAGTAGACTCTTCGTTATTGGCGCCGAACATACGGCTGTTTATTTCACTGAATTCCGTCGTAATGTTGCTGGCCAAAGGTTGAATACACTGTGGCAAGCATGTCCGTGGATCAATAATGAGCAAGCGTGGTCGAGTTCATGGGATGAACCCTGGGCCCGCCTTTATCCAGAAATAATCGACGTTGATGTGCCTGATGTGCAGTTGAATGGTGCCATGCTTTCGTTGCGTGCGCCCATAGCCTCGATGTTTTCGTACCCCGATTACCTACTGGCCCACCAGTATTGGTTGTCTCGGTCGCAGGCCCCAGTCATAATGGGAGATAACAATTTCACAGCGGAGTTCCAACCGGCGTTCGACATCATGGATCCTCAGTCAGGTGCTCCACCTCTTGTCAATTTGCGGTCACCGACCTTCGAATTCATTGCGTTTAGGTCCACGTCGGAAGATGACGTCTGTCCCATTTGTATGGAACCTTTGCCGGCCAATGCGGAAGTCCCTGATTTGAGCTGTGGTCATGCAGCCCATGTCGTGTGTATTCGTGATTGGATGGTCCAACATGACACGTGCCCAATATGTCGTGCTAATCTTTCACATGATCACTGTCTCCCTATGCCGTTACCCGTGGCGCTGATCCAGCCAGCGGCGTCTTCTTCTCGTGGTCGTGGTCGTGGCCGAGCGATGAATCGTGGTCGACAGAACAGGAATTTGCGACATCACCAAAACAACGATACAGTGCTCAATGGCAATAACGGTTCCGCAGACAATGACAATGGCCACTGGTTCGATGTGGTCAATGCGACTGTGGATGCGATGTTCAAATACAGTGACGAAGATATGTGGTTTGATGGTCCGTATTCAAGTCATATGCGTGACGAAAAGCTTTTCAGCATAAAGGAGATGTGGTTCGCGTTCTTTGCTGGCTTGCTTTGGTTGGCCTTGGTTTATCTGGTTGTCAAGTTTGTTGAGCGTTTCTGGTTGGTTGAAGACGTTGATGTCTCCACCCAGACCCCCGATAATTGGTTGTTCGATGCTGTGGCGATCGTTGACGTAGATCGCTGTGTCATTTGTCTGGAGGATTTGGGTCGTTTCGTGCCACGGATTGCGTGTGGTCACCATTTCCATGGTAAATGTCTGCGCAATTGGGCATTCGCCCAACACTATCGGCATGCGACTTGCCCCACTTGTCGGCGCCGTTTGCGACACCATCAAACCTCTTCGTCAGTGCTGAATGGCCACCATGGATCCGCTGACAATGACAATGGAATTTTCGGTGCTATTGTCGCAGTGTGTGGATTGTGTTCTATCATCGCCCTTCTGTCCCTTTTGGGTTTCGTTGTGTTTCTGCGTTGCCAAAAGTTCGTCGTTGAACACCTCAGTTACCTTTTGCAGGACGTCGATTTTGCAGCCCCTGAGTTGGTTAGTTCGTTGCATGCTAATGAAATGACATTCTGGTGGGATGTGGTGCCTTGTGCCTTGTCGGACTTTATGTGCTTGTATCTGGCGCTCCGGAAAGTTGAAATTGTTCGGGCTAGTCGCATCGTTGTCCATGTCCACTGTCCCATGCGTGCCTATAATTTGACAGCAGTCCATTACGCCATGTTGATCCGGTTTCGTGTGCCAAAGTATTGCTTAATATTCCACCAGGTGCAGCCAAGACGTTCAAGTGAAACAACAAAGCGTTCTCGTGTGCTCCGTGCCCGTCGTGTCTTACCCGATACAATAACCGAAGCAGAAGTTAATGTGTTGGTTGACGATGTGGAGGCCACTCCCATCGGTGCAGTTCGGTATCTGTTCATTAATAATCAGTGTGGTGGAACCAATGGCAAAGAAGCGTGGGTGTATCAGAATTTTGAACCTGGGGTTTATATTGGCGCTGGCTTGTATCAAGTGCGAGTTGAGTTGACCAATGATCAGTGTGTCGTCAGTTCTACGTCCACGGTCAGTAACTATTTCGGCTTCAGTTTGAAGACTTTGTACCCATTGCCAGGTGTGGTGCCGAAATTTCTCGAGATTGCTGACTTCCTGATTGACGCGAATGTCGTCTTTCGTGCAGTTGCCACTGGATTGGTTGCTTCGGATAGGCGGATCAATCGTGCCACCATTGCAACGATGGTGATGCAGGCCCTGTTGGATATGAAGGTTCCCGACGTTCATTTGGTGAAAGCGTACCCGTTGGTGCTGGAGTGGGTCTACCATCAGGCAGACCGGCTTCAGGGCAAATTCTTATGAAGGCGCGGGGGCGCTTCGGCTGGGCGGAGCGTCGAGTGTTTGCTTTTATTGCAAACGTCATTCCGCCTCTGCTTTTATGCCAGGGTAGTCTATTTCAATTGTGTGACCCTGCAACCTATCGATAACCATTATGTCCCTGATTTTGTCCGTGGTGCCCCACCTCAGTTGGTAGCGTGTGTTTCGTGTCGCGTCCTCGCAGTTTGTCGCTCTGGGTTTTGCTATATGTGCATCAAGAAGATTGACAATCGTGGAATCAAAATCATCGCCCCATCGGCCAGGATCGTGCATAAGTTCGTTGGAATGAGGAAATCCCAAATGCTATTGAGGTGTTCACAGTATACCCAGTATCTGGGGCTTGTGGTCCCTTTGCTGGTCATGATCACCAGTCGGAGCTCGCGCAATAACGAATACATCTCCCTCATTTCTCGGGCTTTGTCCTGCACTCCAGTCCCCGACCCATCGTTGTGGCAGTGTTTTTCGGAATTCGTTTCAGTCAACTATCGGACCCTGTTCAGTGGAATGCCAGACATCGTTGAACCCATGGACTTCGCTTTGTGGATAGCTAAAAGTCATTATACCCGTGGAATGCGTAAAGTGTTGTTGAGAGCGCGAAAGTTTATAGACGACAATCCAGCCCCAGCACTTGACCTTTTTTATCGGCTTTTGAAGTCGAAAGGCTTCATAAAACACGAAAAGTTGGACAAAGCGTCTATGGGCTGTGGGCCCAACTTCGCTGACATTCGTGATAGGGCCATCTCGCCCTTTTCTCCGATCGTTATTGCTGCCACAGTTGGGTTTGTCGCGGCTTATCAGGATCACTTGCACCGGCTGTGGAATCATAGTTTGTTCTTCGTTGCCGGGCGTAACTTGTCAGACATTTCGTGTTGGGTAAATCAGCGTTTCCACATGATGCCGTACTTCTATGAGGACGACTTTTCATTATATGACAGCACCTTCAACATTAAGGCGCAGATTCTCGTCCAGTGGCTTTATTCACTTGCAGGAAGTGATTTCGATCCGTGGTTCGCTTCGGTCAGGCGTGCTCAAACTACTGTGCAAGGAGTTGGTCGTGAGGGATGGAGGTACACCGTTGAGGCAACGATGAAGTCTGGCCAAGCTGACACCTGTCTTGCTAACACCATTGTCAACTTGTTGGGGCATTTGTTCGCAATTTGGCTTCTGAACGGTCGGCCCCCACTCCACTTGCTATTGTCGTGTGTTGTCATGGCTGGGCTCGGAGATGACAACGTGATGGCAACGTCGTATACCAATATGGATTTGGCTCCGGTGTTGCTCAAACTGGGCTTCATCGCGAAATTGAAACGGTGTGACTGTATCAATGATCTTGTTTTCTTGAACAACCGTTTCTACCCTATGGACGATGGCTCTGTGTGGTTGGGCCCCAAGATTGGGCGCATTTTGGCGCGATCTGGTACCGCGATAGACATTCAAAACCTTCCTTATGTGTATTTGCGCGGCAACGCTTTGGGTTTGGCTGCTACAGTCCAACACGTCCCCATATTGCGGGAATTCGTCCAGCATACAGTCCTTTTAACCTCGGGCCATAGTGATGACTATTTGAACAGCCTCCAGTACCATCGGGACAATTTGTTCAGCACGAGGCATGTCGAGGGTCGTGATCCGTCATGTGCAACGAAGCAGTTTCTGTGCCGTCTTTACGGCTGTGATTCCCACGGTCTTCAAAACGTCGTCGAATTCATCAAGCGCATAAAACGTTTCCCAGTAGCCATCGATCATCCACTATTAAACCGTATAGTGGAAGTTGACTACGCGTGAATGCCAAAGCCCATATATTTATATATATGCATAAGGGAGACAGGCGACCGGCCCCCCCAGGATATATATAGCCTGGACCTCACCCCCCCTCCC